AACTCACGCTCAATCTGGACTTTAGCCAGCTCTAGTTCGTGTTTCTTGTCTGACTTATCCTGAAAGAAGTCGAGTATCTTTGGCAAGCCGCCAATTAAAAACGATGTAAAAGTCGATAACAGAGTAAGCATCAATCCCCCAAAGTAAACATCCAAACAATACCAATTATTATCAGTATAGAAACTATGCCACCTAGTGCTATAGCAAACATATCTTGTATAAATTGAACCTTCTTAGCTTTCTCTCGTCTAGCAGCCATCTCCAAAGCCTTGAGATGCAGCCTATGGTCTACTTCTCTTTGCCGACGATCTGCCCTAAGTTTCTCTAGCCGACCCATGAACTCGTCATACAGACCGGGCTCATGAAACTGGTAGATAAACATCTCTTTAAGGTCTTTGTAGAACTGCTTTAGCTGCCTCTCAGCGACCATCATCTCAATGACTACCTCAAAGTCATTGCGGCTATCCTCTGCTGGTGGATTCTCTTGAAGTTCTTTAGCGTGTGCTATGCCTTCTTCTGCCTTGCCAGCAGACGAAAAAAAACTGGTAAGCGCTCCTAATGATTCATGAGCAGACTTACCAGCCTCAGCGCACTCTCTGATCTCGTCAAACGCTTCTTTAGCAACATCAAAAGCAGCCTTAGCCCCTTTGATGACCATCAGGGCTGTGGCTACTTCTATCATTTAGGCAGTGTTCCGTTGCCAGCCATCCAGAACAATAGGCCTAATGCACCAGCACCTACGATCCAGAATATCTTTTTAACGACAGAACGACCTACTTCTTCATAGATTTTCTTGAAAGCTACTTCAGCAGCACGTTCCGCTATAGCTTCAATCTGGTCATCAGAGAGAGGCACTTTTTCCATGATTAGCTTTTCATAATGTATGCAAGGGCATAGTAAGGAGGTAAGTTAGCGTTAGTACCAGAAGAACCAGTTGTGCTATTTGAAACTGTAATTCCAGTAACTGCTGTACCAGTAGTTCCTGCTTGTTGACCAGCACCACCTCCAGCACTAGAAGTCAAAGTACCATTTGTACTTGTTGTGTGGAAGTGCCCCGGATCAGTAACAGTAGCTGTGTGTGTATGGCTTACTACAATAGCATCTTTAGACCCACCAGACTGAGTGGCTGAACCAGTAATAGATGTTTTAGCAGCACCGCCATCATCAGCATTAGCAGCAATAATGAACTTATTACGCAAGTCTGGTGTGCTATTACTTCCATTACAAAGATACCAACCGCTAGGAATAGTTGCAACAGATCCAGACCACATGACGATAACGCCACTAGGGATAATGTCTCTAACAAACGCAGTCGTAGCAAATTTAGTGCTATCGTCAGACGCGCTAGCAGTAACTCCAGTAGCAGTACCAGTAACGGTTAAATCACCGCCTACGGTAAAGTTATCGCCATCAGTACCAGACTGCATATCCTTTAGCTGCGCCATAAGCTCACGAATAGCATTGTTAATGCCACTAGGAGCACATCCTTCAGCAATGTTAATACCACCTATGTCAGTGTTATTAGCCGCTGTTGCGCTGTATTCGCTAACCTTGTTCTTTGCCATGATTTAATCCCTAGTTTCAAACATACCGTAATCAGACAATAACTGACCCAATCCAGCCCAATATTTAGCAGATGTAGGAGACATTTGGCGTAGCTCTCTAAGTCTGGTTATCCCATCTGGACTCGTAATAATCTTGGATATTTGATCTGCATTAGCAGCAGCATCCTTACGAATAGCCCAATCAGAAATAAATTTAACTGGTTGATCTATTTTTATCCCTCCAACGATTCTAGCAGCACCAGTTATAGGGCTTGTCATTGGAGGATTTTTCATTAGTTCTTCAGTAATCAACTGATTAAACGCAGTGTCAGAACCTAATTTCTTAACCCTACCAGCAGCCTCAAGAACCTGAGAAAGATCACGCAATGCCTGATATTCCTGTTTGCCTAACGCAACACGAATAGCAGTTTTTGATTTCTCATCACCAAGCAATATGTTTTGCCATGTATTGCCAGTATCAAATTTATCACCCTGCTGACTCTTTGCTGGCTTTTTCGCAGCCATCCAAGCATCATCAAGATAAGCTCTAGTAACTGCATTCCATGCTTCTTCTCCACCGCCTTTAATAATTTGCTCTTTAGCGTAACGAACAGTCTCAGCGCTAGGATTATCAAATATTCTACGAGAGAAATTCTTTAGATTATCTTTCGACATTTGCAGCAAAGATGAACCAGTAATGCGCTGATTAAACTCATTTAGTGGAGCAGATAAACGCTCAAATTCAGCATTAGCGGAAAGGTAATCAGGATTATCTTTGCCCATCTGCTGAACCAATGTATTCTTAATTTCTGTTAAATTACCCTGAATCTTCTTATCAAGTGATTTAAAAGCATCCTCATTAAACATTGAATCAAGTTCAAACTTAATGTTTTGCAATACAGGAAGCCTATTCTCAATGCCCTTTTTGGTTATTTCTTGACCAGCCTCATCTAATGCGGGTACTTCTCTCTCAAAAAGACCTTTCATCTTTTTAAGGTAACTAGCAGCACGACCATTAGCAGGTTGTGTTTTAAGGAAATTGTCAATTTTGCCAATAACAGGAGCAGTATCTACAGGAACAGATGCAGCAAAAGCACTTTCATAAATAGGTTCTGTAGCTAATCTGCGTTCTTCTATAAGTTGCTGCTTTCTGGCATCTAATGCCTCAAATCCCATTGATCCAGCTTGAGCCTGATCCTGAACCTTAGAAACAGTATCTAAGTAGTCATCAACCGCAGATTGAACCTTCTTCTCACGCTTTTTATAAAATTCCTGCATCCTTACTTGAGATTCTGGGATATTTGTAATAACTTTTTGCTGCGACATTAACGAAGCAAGGTTAGTGATTTCAGCAGGAGTCAAAGGCACATCTAAACGACCTGCTTTTGCTCTCAATGACTGAACCATAGGCACATTCATCTGTGCAATGTCTCTAGCGGTTCTGCGCTCAACGAAGCCTTTACGTACAGCAGGAGCGAGTTCAGCAGCACCACTAAGAACACCAGAAAGAGCAACTTCAGTTGGGTTAACTTCCTGACCACCAATCAATCCACCGAGCTTTTGACGAAGGTAATTAGTACCAGCAGCAACTCCCCCAGTGAATGTTGAAGCAGTTGCTACGCCTAGTGGGCCACCTAATGTAAGTGGAGCAGACGCAACGCCAGCAAGAATGTCGGGAACCATCTCAGCAACGTCAGGAGCATAGTAAGCCGCTGTAGATGCAGGGCCAGCTATCTCTTTGTAATACTTACCGTCATCAGCCTGATACGCTATATCGCCATCAACTATCGTGTATCGAGTAACAGGGATACCACGTTGCTGTGCAAAATACTTGATAGCTGCTTGTTTATCAGTAGGAATACCGCCAACAAAGGAAGTACCAAAACCAGCAGCACGAGATGGATCAGTAATAGGCTTTGGCCCTAGCTCTGGAAATTGTCCAGATCCAGCTTGCTGACCAGATGTAGCTCTTTGACCAGAAAAAAAAGCAGACGCAAAATCAAAATCATCAGTAGTTTCTGGTGACTTCTGCTGCTTATTGGCAAAAAACTGACCTGCATAATCAAATTCAGCCATGATTCACCTTAGAAAGATACGCCAAACTCAGCCGCTAATTGACGGTTGATTGTCTGCAAGTCTGCTGGCTTATTAGGATCAAGATTGTATTGCTGTGCAATAGCTTTGCCACGAGCCTGAACTATTGATGGTATTTTATCCAAAGGAGTGCTTTCCCAATTCAAGCCTTTTCTCAATGAATATTGTTGACGGGCAAGAGCGTATTTTGTTTGCTGAATAGCATTGTTCAACTTTGACTCAAACTCTGTTGGGCTATCTCCGTCAAATATTCCAGTTCCAGCATTAGGTAATGTAGCAATAATACGTTCTGCCTCCTGAACACCCATAGCCGCACCAGTAATGTCTTTAATGGTTTGGTTAAGATTCTGCAAAGAATTTTGACGATATTGCGAATATTCAGCAAGTTGCCGTTTTTCTTTCTCTGGCAAACCAACGTATTTATCTCTAAGCGTACCCCATGCTTGTTTTCCTCTATATTGAATAGTTTGATATTCTGGTCTATAAGAAAACTGAATATTGTTCAAACGAGTAACAGCATCAGCAGTAGTAATTACTCTCTTTTCAACATCACTAGCAGTCGTTTTGCTAAGAGCACCAGTGTAAACTTTAGGAGCACCTTTTTCAGCAGCAGTTCCTGTTCTTGCTTCTGCTATTTGACCAACTTTCTTCCTTTGATCCGCAGTGAGTTTAGTTACATCAGCAGTCTGGAATTCTTCCAAAGCAACATTAGCGTACATGCCTGTATATTTAGGCGCATCTTGCATAGTGCCTTGAATGACTTCAATATCACCAGTTGTTTTTTGCTGATACTTCTGGCCTCTTGAAATATCCAATCCAAGATCTTTTGCTTGAGCATCTGACAACTGCGTAGTTTTTTGTATTTCAGATCCTTTGATGTAATCAATAGTCCCATCAGGCTTACGCTGATAAGTTTTGTTATTATTTACATCTAATCCTATTGCTTGTGCTTCTTCTTTGGATAGAATATTAGTTTTGCTAGTCCCCTGTACCAAAGATGGGATATTGTCTTTAATAGTCCATTTACCGCGAGTAGGATCTAACCCAAAGCTCGTAGCTTCTGCATCAGTTAGGATTTTTCCACCACCGTAATTAGCAAGTTCACCGCGCTTACTTGATATTAGTCTGCCATCTCTAAAGAATAGTGTCTCTTTTGGATCAAGTCTTTCAGCTTCTCTTTCAAAGAATCCCGCAGTATCTTTATCTCCTAAAGATAGAGCCAATGCAGCTTTTCTGCGATTCTCATTAGCTTTAGCAACATTAGCTTGGTCAACCATTGGTACTGCTTGAGCTGGCCTTGGTTGCAATGTCTGTTGGGCTTGTTGATTTAAATTAGCATCAACATATCGTTCACCAGCAGCAAAGTTAGGAACTCCAACAAATTGTGTGCCTTTAGAAGTTACCGCTAAAGATGATGGTAACTCAGGCTGTGGCGCTGCTTGTGCTGGCATTTGAGCAGAAACCTGACTCATATCTTGAGTAGGCTCAGTGCCAAAGCCATACATCTTTGCACGTTCCATAGCCAGCAATTGCTTAGATGCTTCTTCAGGATTTATTGCAAACAACTGCGCTAACTGCGGATTTTGCTGAGATGCTTGCTGAATAGCTTTTAGTCTATTGGCTGCCTGAGCTTGTGTTAGTGCCGCACTTTGCAATTGCTGTTGCTGGACAACATTCTGTAATCCTTGCTGATAAGCACCACCAGCAGCACCAAAACCGCCAGCTAATGCACCTAAGATATTCTCAGCAGCAGAACGTCGTGGGCCAGTGCGACTCATACCCTGAGCCAATGCCAAACCTGCACCTAGCAGACCTTGGATATTCGCTGTATTTTGAGTCTGCTTCATCTGCTCAGGGCTAATAAGACCCATGCCAAGCAATCCCTCATAAGTTGTGGGAGCAGCAGAACCAAATACGTTAGGGATGTAATCTGTAATTGCCATATATCACCTAGATCAGTGAAACTTTAGGTATACCTACTTGGTACTGTGGTGCAGCTACTTGACTTGGACTGCCACGCATTAGGCCGGGAGACTGAAGCTGTGGCTCACGCTGTTGCAATAGGCTTTGACCTGTCTGTGCTGCCATTTGAGTCAATACTGGGTTTTGTTGGGCAAACTGACCTAGTTCACCAGCACCCGTTCCTAATCTTTGCAGCAACGACTCGTTGTTCAATGAAGAAGACTGGATATTAGGATTGAGCAGTGATTCAACAGGCCCAAAGGTTCTTTCCATACCAGCAGTTTGACCAGCAGCACTGCTTAATGGTTGGCTTACTGAAAGTGGAGCAGTAACATTAGAAAAAATACCGGGAGCAGCAGCCTGACCAGCACCCATTGTTGCGTTTGCACCAGCATTCACACCAGCAGCATTCATAAACGCAGTATTCAAAGACGTAGAAGCACCAGCACCAGTTAAAGCACTACCAGTTCCAGCAGCCGTAGCGCCAGTACCAGCAGCAGCACCAGACAACCCCGGTACGCCCATAGCGCCACCAGTACCACCAATGGCAGCACCATACATTGCGCCCTTTAATGGATCTTCACCTCTAGCGGCATTATAAGTAGCACCTACAGCCGCACCAATCATTGCGCCTTGACCACTCATTATTTGCCTCCCTGTGGAGTAGCTGTAGTCTTAGTCTCCAAAGGAGCACCATAGAAGACATTAGCAGCCTGTTGCAGACGTTGCATCGGCAGATCCTGAGCAGCCAATTGACCTTGCAATGCTTGCTGTGCATAACCTTCTTGAGCCTGACCTGCTTGCAATAGACGCTGAATATCTGCATAGTCAGCTTGAGCCATTTGCGGAGCAGCCTGAGCAGCAGCCATCTGACGGGCACGTTCAGCCTCAGCCGATTGATAAGCCAGTTGACCACCTTGTTCAGCCAAGGATCGAGCAAATATGTCCTGAGCCTGACCAGTCTGTTGACCTTGAGCAGCAGAGCCATAACGACCCATTGACGAAGCCTGAGACTGTAGGTTTTGGATATTGCGGGTATATTGCTCACCAGCTAAACGGTTAGACTGCTCTAAAGCACCCGCTAGGAATGGATTAACGCCTCGCCCTTGAATCGTAGCCAATTGCTCTGCCTGAGCAGCACCTACTAGGGGAGAGCCCGCCTGAGCCCGTTGAGCCGCTTGCTGGATAGCTTGCTGAGAGAATGCAGACTGTTCAGGAGCTAGGGTAGAAGGAGCCTCTGGCATCCCCTGATAAAGCCGTTGCGCCTCGCCTAAGCTGTACGTTATATACGGCTTAAACTCCGGTGCTATCTCCGTCTTTGTTTCTTGAGTTCCGCCACCACCACCCATATCACACCTCGCATATCCATTTTCGGGGCCTGAATCCATAAGCCTTAGCCCTACGATTCCACCCCGGCCTATGACTAGAAAATGTTAAGTATTTGACATTAGCATCTCTAGCCATATTTTTTATAAATTGTAAACCTTTTTGCACTACTTGATAATCATTTTCTAACGTCCATGCAGCCCAAACGTGCAATTCCTCGCCCATTGGTTGCAGAATAAAGAAGCCATAAAAATGGTTATTCTTCAGTACCACCCACAGCATTGCTTTTTGGTTCCAACAATCTGTGTATACGTCTTCAGGTATCCAGTTTTCTGGGCTCTTGGTCTTAATTTTATTCAAGCCAGCACGAAGGCTAGGCCACCAGTTGCGGAGCTGATCCACAGGAATATGTTTAAATTCTGTCATCCCACAACTATATACATAAAATTACAAACGTGGGCATTACTCGCATGGTTTATTACAGCAGAACCCTGAGATCGAGTACCTACCCATAACTTAGCCATTTCCTGAGCCGCTTTATCGTTCATAGGCGTAAAAAGAATTGCTGAATCGAAACCAATTCTAGGATCGTATAAAATTGTTTGTGTCGCAGTAGTTTCTGTCGTGAAATAATTTGAGTTATTTGTCTTCCCGTCCATAATCCCGCGAACAACCTCAGAAACATCACGTTCAGACGCTCCAAAAGTAGGTAGAGTGCGAAACTGTACGTTTTTAGTTGTCATCGGTTACCCTGTTTAACAACGTCAAACTCCAAGCCAACCGCAGTATCCCAGTTAGCACCGCTAGGAGTTAGTCTTAGACGATGATATTCGCCATTAGACCGTAAACTCACACGGTTTTCAGCGTCTGGAGCCACATCTGAACCAAATTCCACCTGTTCAGCAAGATTATCCCGACTTGAAACAGCTATAGAGCCACTACCATTGTCCACAATAGGCTTTGCCAGCATCACCGTAGAGCGTCCTATATCAATATCACCCGTTGATATGATGGCAGTCTTAGGTTGACCAGAGAAAGATATAATCTTCTGACCAGAAACTCCCGCAAATAGCAGTTGTCCACCAGCAAACACCCGAGAATCCAATGGAATATCAAGCGCATCAATGCTTGTGTTGTAGTTATCTACCTGTTCTAACGTAGCTGAAGGCGTTAATACATAAGCAATAGACGTTGCGGTAGTCTCTGCATAAGACCATTTGTTCAAGTCAATGGAATACATCAGCAGGAACTTACCGCCGAACGTATTATTAATCTTCCAGATTACTAACTTATTAACAGGATCAACCGTAGCGCTCATCCCTGTCTGTATTTCATTAGGAATAGCGTTATCAAAGAACCAGCGGTTTACTTTCTCAGTACCGATATTCTTAGTTGATTGACCATCACAGACATAGAAGCCATCGTCTGCAAGGAAATAGGTTAGGTTGCCGTACTGGGCAATAGAACCGTTAGAAATACAGCCCAAAGACCGGCTAATAGCGTCAAACTGGAAGAAGAACGGAGAGCCAGCATAGCTCATCCGGTAAATAGCACGTTCTAGGAATACCAGACCATACTCACCACCAGCCAAACCAGTAATATCGCCACCGTCAGGGAGGATCTGGGTATCAGCCTGAGAAGCAGCACCGGGAGTCCAGTCTGTCTCATCGTTAATATCTGACCAGTAGACCTTGCTTGTATCCGTCCCATCATTAGCGGCAACCACAAAATCACGGACAACAGTCACAAACTTGGCAATAGGCGCAGCAGCAGCTAGGTCAGCAAAGTTAGTAGATGAATTCAGCGTCCATGCTTGCAACTTATCCTGACCATTAGCCAGAATCATCTTTGCGCCAAACTGAGTAACGTCCCAACCTTCAACCGCTGTATAACCCGTAGTCGTAGCTGCATCCAAGCTAGCATCACTGCTGTCAAACTTGTATATCTGAGTTGTACTAGCAGCAAACAATGTACTTGCGCCACCGAACTTACCAGCAAAGGTAATCAGCAAAGTAGCACCAGCAGCATCAGAATAATCAGCCTCACTCTTAATAGGAGAATATCCGTTAGCCACTGGATAACAATTCTTTGCGTCTGTTACCGCG